AATATGAATAAATCTTTATGTTAATTACAGGCACAATCAAAATCATTTGTCCCATTTTAAATCTTCAAGGGTGTAAATCTTATTATCTTAATATAATGTATATGACAAAGAAAAATTTGATAAGTAGATGTAGAAAAAATCTAAAACGTAAAACCGTTCGTAGTAAGAAAATCGGAATTAAAAAAGTAAGTAAAGGTGGTGCTGTAGAAGATGTTTTAGAAGATAATAAATATGAAGAATTTAATGGAGAATTCAAGCGAATATTTAAGGGAAAAAATACAATTAACGATGATATGATAAAGGAATTGTTTTCGTTCGTTCAGCAGACACGATTCGAGGTTCTTCTTAAAAAGATGAAATCTAAATACTACCCTAAATTAAAGGATACTGTCGATACTATTTTTGAATCATTTGATATGACCGTCGATTTTATTAAGAATGATAGAAACGAACAATGCGAACTAACTGACAATATTGAAGAATGTCTAAGATTATTTGTTATTGAAAATGCTTGTAAAATATTAGCTGACAAAGGATACACTGATGAAACTATACAAAATAAGTTAAGTGATAGTTCTGTTGGTTCATCAGTTTTTTCTTCTCATTGCCATGTCACAATACCGATTAAGGATAAATTCAATAAATCAATATCATTTGATGACATTGATGAAATACATATCATTAACGAAGATGACGAAAACTATGATTTTGATGATTCTGATGGTAGACAAGAGATGAAAAAAAGGAATATTTGTCTTCAATTTAGTTTTAATCCACTTGAATATGATACTATCTATGAATATCATCAAAAGAGTATTGTGTTTTCTAAATGCTGATAAATGTATATTGTTTGATACAAAAATCCATTATTTGTATCAAAATACACTCACATAAGTAAACTGATATATAACCAAAAAAGAAAAAAGGCAGTTATTAACAGTGATGGACCAAAGAAAGAACTAAAAAACCCACCACCTTTTTTTTTACCTATTCTTTTTGCCATTTCTATAACATTATATATTTTTATGTTCTATTAGTTTTTTGTATCAAAATATAATATAATACATAATAAACATATCATGTCTTCTGGTTCTTTAGAACTAAAAAAGTTTGATATGAAAAGTATTGTTTTTGACGCCAAAGATATAGAAGGTGCTAAAGGTCCAGTAATTGTAATGATTGGTAGAAGAGATACAGGTAAGAGTGTTCTTGTAAAAGACCTTCTTTATTTTCATCAGGATATACCTATTGGGGCTGTTATATCAGGAACTGAAGCCAGTAACGGATTTTATTCTGAACTTGTACCAAAACTATTTATTCACGATGAATATAATTCGGTTATTATCGAAAATATCTTGAGAAGACAAAAAGCGGTTCTTAAGCAAATGAAGAAAGAACAGGAAACATTCAAAAAATCTTCTATTGACCCACGCACATTTGTTATTCTTGATGATTGTCTTTATGACGATAAATGGACTCGTGATAAACTTATGCGACTTTTGTTCATGAATGGTAGACATTGGAAGATAATGTTGATCATAACTATGCAGTACCCGCTTGGAATACCCCCTAATTTAAGGACAAATATCGATTATGTTTTCATATTAAGGGAAAATATAGGGGGAAATCGCAAACGCATTTATACGAATTATGCCTCGATGTTTCCCACTTTTGAGGCGTTTTGTTCGGTTTTAGACAGTTGTACGGAGAATTATGAGTGTCTTGTTATTAATAATAACAGCAAATCTAACCGATTACAAGACCAAATCTTCTGGTATAAGGCCGAAAAGCGTCCAAATTTCAAAATGGGAGCAAAACAGTTCTGGGAATTGTCTAAAAACCTCGGTTCAGATGACGAAGAAGAATATGACCCTAATAAATTCAAGAAGAAGGGCTCACAAATCACAGTAAAAAAGACACAATGGTAAAATAAAATTTGTCCGTTGGCTCATATGGGTTAGCAAATTCGTTCTGCCAATGGCAAGGGCGTAATTACATATGGTATTGCGGAATGTCATCAAGGGATTGCGGAAATCACAACTCCTATTTGGTTTTGGTCACCATATATTACTGTATTGTTGCTGTAATATATGTTTATTTAAAACAATATAAAGAAAAGGGGTATTAATACTATATTATACCCCATTATGGATATAGTTCAAGCGTTTACAAAGAATAATATGATGATGCCTATATCAATTAAAGGGACTTACGATACACCTCTATTTAGAGCAAGTGATGTAGGAGAAATTCTTAATATTAAGAATATTAAGTCGACAATACGAGATTATGATGAAACTCAAAGAACGAATATAACTATTAAAACCGCAGGTGGAGAACAATCTGTAATTTTTCTAACTGAATTTGGTTTATATAACGTGTTGTTTAATGCCAGAAGCGACATTGCGAGAGAATTCAGGACGTGGGTGTGCGAAGTGATAAAAGAAATTCGCATCAATGGTAAATTCGCCCTACAACAACAAAACGATAGATTGATTATTGAAAACATGAAAGAAAAAGAAAAAAGTCAGGAATTGGAAATGAAAAACCAAGAATTAAAAGATGATTTAGAAAAAACACAAAACGAACAAGAATTCAATAAAATCGCACTCTCAACGACGCCGTATATATACATCTATAATGTGGATACAACAATTGTCACACCAGCAATTCCAAAGTTGAAAATCGGTTATTCAATGTGTCTACAAAAACGAGCAAGACCGTTTAATATTATTTGTCCTAATGGTAAGATGGTATTCAGTCAAGAAGTGAAATATTTGAACGATATTGCAGACCCTGTCATCAAAGAGAAAGAATTACGAAAATTAGAAGTAAGCGTTCATTCAAAATTAAGTCATTTGTTTCACGCTGATAAAGAGGTATTTCAGGTAGATATTGAAGAAGCAAAGTTTTGTATCGTAAATGAGTATAACACTTTTAAGTTATTTATGAATCCTAATAAACTGGATAGACAATTAAAATTGAAAAAAATGTATGAATTATCAAATAGCATTATAAACGATGAACCTGAAAATAGAGTTTCGACGTGTGATTCCTCAGCACAAACAGATTATTATGAAGTTCAACCAGAATCAAGACAGCAACCAGAACCGATACAACAATTAGAATCAGTCAGTTTAAGATTAGTAATTAACGGTGACCCCATATTACATAAGAGATTTGTCGATTTTGTAGAATCACAATGTATAGTAAGAGGAGACGTTGAAGTGTCGTCCAAGGATATTCAAGGAGCTTTCAAAATACATTCACGCGGAACATGTAGCGTAGTAACCGCTGCCTTTACAGAATTTCTAAGATTGAACTTCATAGAATGTAGATTACGAATACAAGATAAAAACCAAACCGTAAATGGTTATAGAGGAATAAAAGTAAAAGACATTGTATATAAAAAACAATTTCTAGTCAGCAATGACGAAGAAACGTTCATTTTCGCAAGATGTGTATTTGCTCTTGGTAAGACGAAATTGTTTGATGATATATTTAAAGAGTATCAAAATTGGAAGCAGAATATGGGTAAAACTGTAGAAAAAGAAGATGAAGCAAAATTGAAAAAATATTTGAAAGATTGTCCGTATACATTAGCCACGTCGGTTTGGGCAGATGGAGGTGGTGGTCAAGGATATTATGGAATTGCGTTTCCAAGTGACATTTCACAACATCGAACATCTTCAACTGGTTGTGTTATAGAACGTTGCCAAATGAATGGAGATGTTTTAGACACTCACGAGACAATTGCTAAAGCTGCGACAATGCAACTAACTGAATTAAAGATTAAAATGAGTGCTGCAAAGTTGAGTCGTTCGATAAAAAACAAAATAGAAATCGTAGGTCCTTCAGGAAACTATTATTTTCGTAAGAAAGCATAAAAACTATAATCATAAATAAAACCATAAAAATTAGATAGTCATTATTTTTTTATTATTTTGATACAATTATCACATCATTTGTATCAAAAAAAATAATACATCATAAAAATTGATTGAGAATATCTTTTGTATCGAATAGAACACAATTTTTAATTTCAATTGTGTTCTAT